CAGCACCATCCACGCCCGGGGAGGAAAGTGCACACGCGCGAGCCGGGAGCGCCAGTGATTTCCTGTATGACAAACGGTACGAGGGAGAAAAGCCAACCGGGAAACCAAAGCTGACGCCAGAAGTGCCCGGCGAGGCGAGAAAACACCTTAGTGATGTTCCCAGGTACAATAGAAGCGACGGTGATGATGGCAAGAGTGAGACCGAGTCGCTGCAGGGATATGTCAGTCCAGACATAAATGGACTTCAGCCATCTGGCAAGGTCAACATGAAAGAAGATGCTAGTGACAACTTCACCGATGAGAATTTTGGGAATCAGGAAGGTGAATACTGAACCAGTGAAGGCGGACAGTCGCTGGAGCATGGTAGGGTCATTCGGGATGGACGCAGTGACTTGATGGTGCTTGGCGCGAACAGACCAGCCGCCTCCCGGAGTTGGGTGGATTATCCGGTTACGTTTCCTTTCGTCAAGCAACTCGAAGGTGTCAGGCATGGGCTGGATCATGTACCATTGGAAGGTAATGAAATACATGAAGTGCCAGAACCCGCGTTGGAGCAGGTGCTGCCACGTGTCGGGCGCTACGTGAAGCCTGGCAAGGTAAGTTGCAATCCAGCGTTCTTTGGCAGATGTGCGGGGTGTGATAGAGCCAGCAAGCTGAGAGACTTTGGCAGCAATGTTTGACCACGAGTGGTCCTTAGCGCGATTGTCAAAGTCGAGGATACCGGAAACCAGCTTCATGGGCAAATATTGGTCACTCCAAGTACCGGTCAAAACACGAGGCACGCGGACGTAGGATCCAGTGGGGAAAATGCGAGTTTGTTGTTCAGTGACATCACCACAAAATATATGCCACACGCAATGTCCGAGCTTTTCTTCAAGGAGGACGACATGGTAGACCCGGCCGTTGCTGGCAGTGACAGAAGAAGTGCGGAGCCAGGCCGTAGTGACGTCAATGGGAGTGGTGTAGCCCTCGTTTTCGCTGCCGGTAAACATGTAATGGAAATCACCGAGGTCATACTCGATTGAATGGCTGGCCGGCTCGTAGGAACATTGGCGATCTAGCACCTCAACTGGGTTCATCCCGGAAACGATCAGATGGCCTTCCGGATTCTGAGCTGAAAGCTTCTCCACCAGCTCGTGGGGTGTCACGACAGAAGAGACATCGTCGAGGTAATGGACTGGGTAGTCCCGGAAATGTGAGTCTCGAATACCAACACCGGGGAAGCGAGAAGGATCTTTGGCCTCATACATGGGGTGTTGCACGGAACCGGCTGGAGGTAGGAGATTGAGTTTGGAGACCTTCGTAGATATGACGCCATAATTGTGAGCAGGCAGGTACTGCCTCATACGTTGCATCTGCCCCTCGATGATACACTTGTGTAGTGCGTGTGGGCATTCAGGAGCATCAGGGTTAGGGAACTCCATTCCGAGACGCTGCAAAATGTGATGTTGACTGGCGGGGATATTGTAAGGGGTAGTCTCAATTGCAGTCTGCCGAGTCTTGTAGTAGTCAACCAGGTGGCGGTTCATGATGGCATTTTGTTGAGGGGAACCAGCGAAGAAATCCGTGGAAAGAGTGGAGCCCACCTTGGCGTGGTGCATTGCCCACTGATCTATCGCAGCACAGGCGGCGGGGCCGCCCTTGGCCTGGCAGTAGCACCCCAGGAGACGAGGCTCATGGCCAGAACCATGCTGGATTGCGTGGGCACGAGCAAACTTGACCCGAAGGTCAGCAGAAGATTGATAAGCCTGACACATCAGATAATCGCCGAAGTAGGAGCATTTACAGCCAAATGGAGCTTCAGTATCAG